TAATCGAATTTCATTCTCTGTAAAGAATCTCTTAGATATCGAAGATGTTCTTGTTCTTCGGCAGGTCTTCTAGGAGCACCAGGCCAAGTTCTTATTGTTTCCATCACACAATAATGTAGAAGACGAATATCCTCTATTTTCAAACGAATTTCATAATCATAATCTTTTTCGTTATCCATTAGAAACCTGCTTGGAACTTCTGCCACTCAATAGCATTTTTGATCTGATAGGTCCTGTTTGCTACTGTTTTGATAATTTCTTCTAAAAACTTGAGAATGGTATCATAATATCGAATCTTCATGTCAATCTTATTTAACCTCTCATCAGCATCTAGATATCGCTGTATAGCGTCTTTCTCCCTTACTTTGTATGGAAAGGGATCTTCCTCATAAACCGAGGGTTCTGCTTTACCTGTATAATAGTTGTGACGCTCAAGTCTTACTTTATTATATTGTTCTCTTGCTTTTTCTCGCAATAATGTAATTGTATTATACACCGTATAATACTTTGAATGTAATTGTGGAATCTTCAAAGATTCATCATGTAGGTTATCAGGATCTATGACAGCATCTTTCTGCCACATTTCCTGAATTTTGTCAAGATCCATTAAACAGAAGAAGTCAGTTGATATACAGTATACTTGAAAGATGCCTGTGCTGTAAAGTAGTTCACGTCAGTTGATGTAGCATCAAAATCAAGAGAACTTAAAGACACTGGAAACATATCTAAGAATTTTACCTTAGCTACCTCATTAAAATTGCTATTTAAGATACGAAGTGTGCCATCAGCAAACTGCTCTTTCATATCCCTAAGACCATCTCTATCAGTAGTTTTGTCAATAAACTGCTGAGCAGTTTCTGGAAAACCCAATCCAGTAATCCAATCATGAACAATTTTATAATTTTCCATATTTTCATCAACCAAGAACTGAATGGTTAAATCTCCATATGAAATTTTTTCACCTGGAACATCAATATTTTTTAAATATGATGGTTGTGTTGTGGTATCTAGGGTTATTTCTGGTATTCTAGCAGTATTACAGAAAAAATCAACCTTTGGGAATTTTCCTAAATTAAATTTGAATCCAATGCCAGACAAAAAATTTCTATTATTGATCTGACTTGCCCAAGAACAAATATTAGATGAAGATGATGAACTATAAGACATTTTGATTACCTTGCGTAATTTGCACCGGGAGCATCATGATAATTTGGACCAAGTTCATCTCTCTTCTTTTTATTGAACCAAGATCTCAACTGTGAATAAGATTTTACGGGTTGACCATAACGACTTTTACCTGACTTATCTGGTAAAGATGCCCACTCGCCACTAAGTTTATTTACTGAACGACGAGACATTGGTAAATCTAAATTAACTCTTCTACTCTTTATTAAAGATGTTGCTGCTTTATCTTGATTGCTGGGAGTCATAGGTGTCTTGAGATCACCAGTAACTCCTTTCCAAGTTGAAGGCATAAACTGATATTTACCAGCAGCGGCACTAGAAGGACTTCCTTTTCCACCGCTTACAACAGTATCTGGGTGACCTTTTGTGGTATCAAACTTTCCACCACCATACATCACATTATATTGATCATCTTTATCGCTATGCTCTGCTCTTCCGATAGCGGATTGATATCCCTTTGTGTTAGCAAAACGATTCATGGATCTATTAACTGAACCCACTCTATTGCTTGATGGTCCAGAAAGACCAGGAACAATTGATTTAGCACCTCTACCATCTTTGGTTCTAGGTGCTACACCATAAGCACGCTGAATATCAGCACTAGAATATACAGGTGGAGGAGGAGTTTTTGGAGATTCTTTTTTCTTTTTAAAGAAACCTACAAACTCATTAAAGGTCTTCATTTCATCCCTGAACAATGCTACAACGTGACCATCCGCCGTTTTTTCCGTCTGGATTTTGTATGTGAGCAGTTGCTGCTGCTTTAGTGTTGAATCGATATCTATCATCAAAATTATCAGTCCACTTATTATCACCAGCATAATATACAGTAATTGATGAATCAAGAAGATTTGGTCTACTAATGTAGTGGTAAGCCATAATCCTATGTTTTTTAAATATTTAGACAAAAAAAGAGGGTCCGAAGACCCCCCGAGAAATATGTGAACTTGAATCACATGAGGTTGGAAACCTTAACACGTCTGTAGTAACGGTTGGTGTTACGGGTGAGTGCGCCTGCGCCAACGGTGGTGCCTTCCGCAAATGGGTTAGCAACGATGCCGTAGCGAGTCTTGAATCCAATCTTAGGCTGGAAGGTGTCCTGACCAACGGCACGAACCATCTGAAGGGGAACGTATGGGCAGTAGAACAGACCAGCGTCATAAGGAGAGGAACCCTTATAACCAGCAACATAGTACTGATGAGCAGCACTGTTAGCAGCATAAGGATCGATGTATACACGATACTTACCTGCGAGAACACCAGCGAAGGTGTTACCAGTGTCATCAACGTTGAGGTTAGCGTTCAGAGCAGGGGTGTAATCGAGTACGCCTGCCATGGTCAGAGCGGAAGCAACATCTGCGGAACACAGAATCATGTTGCCCTTTCCTCTACGAGTTCTTTGTGCGATTGCGTTAGCATCGCGCTCGATTTGGAAGATAAGACCTTTGAACTTCTCAACACTCCAGCGACCGTTGGAGTCAACATCGAGGTCGAAAGTTCCGCCGTTAGCAACATTTGCTTGTGCGCCTGGCTCAGCAACGTTGTAGATGGTGCGGATAACTTCACGGTTGATCTCAGCAAGAATCTCAGTGGAGAGAATGTTTGCGAGTTCAGCCTCGGCGTTCAGACCGTGGATTGCCTTGAGGTCTTGTGCCAGTTCCAAGGAATACTCAGCTTTGAGTGCTCTGGACTTAGCGGTTACGGTGACTTTCTCGATCGAGAATGCCATCTCGTTGAATGCGCCTGCGCCGTCACCGAGATCTTCAGCGTCACCAGTCTGCATACCCATACCTACGTTGTAGGTGCCAGGGTCGCCAGTTTGTGGAACGGTTGGATCGAGAAGACCAGGATTGCTACCAGCTTGTGCAGTAGTACCCATACCAACAGCAGCGTTCTCGAATCCGCCAGTGTTGTTGAAGGAGGCAGACTGACCTGCGAATGCGGTATCTGCTTCGCCAAACAATGCTTCGGTTCCAGACTGAGTGCTGTACTTAGAACGCATTGCGAAGATGAGTCCAGTAGGACCGGACATTGGTTGAACGCCAGCAAGGTCATATGCGACCAAGTTAGGCATTGCGCGTCTGATCAAGGAGATCAGTACAGGGTCGAAACCAGCAACGGTTTGACCACCGGAAGAAGTATATCCTCCGTTACCAACAGCGTTGGTAGGTGCTTCGGAGAGGAAGTCACGCTCCTCACGAAGGGTTTGCTCTTGGTTCTCCAGCAGGACTGCGGTAACCGCTCTACGATGGGAATCCTTGATAGGATCCATTCCCTCATAATCGAGAACGGGTGCCCACTTCTCCTGCAGAGCCTCTGTATTAGGCATTTGCATTTGAAATTAAACCTCTTAGTTTGTTAGTTTGAACGTTTATCATTTAGAAATCACTTTTTAGCAGCTCTAGAAAGTGTATTCAGATAAGCTTGCATCATTGGGGAAACCTCTTCAGAGATAACCTCGTTGGTAGAAACCTCTTCTGAAATATTTTCAGAGGTGCTTGGAGTGGATGCGGACTCTGGGAAGTAAGAACTTCTCAGGGTAGTCAGCTTCTCACGATAGTCTGCTTCACTTTCAAACTCAACATTTTCTGCGAGAGAAGCGAGTTTTTCCTTCTGAGTGTCTGCGAGACCTTCAGAAACAGCGGCAAGAATGCCATCTGCGGAGGATTCTGCTAATCTACGATTCAGACTGACATTACGCTCAATCTGCTCGTTGAGTTTACCTTCCATTTCATCAAGTTTATCTACCATGCTCTCAAGTACATCATATTTCTCTTCAGGGATGGTTACATAATGTTCTTCAAAAAGACCCTTCATTCCATCAAGGAATGATTCGGTGATTTCGCTCTTGAGTCCAGATTCAACTGCGAGTGCATTCTCTTGGAACCACTCATCAGCAACGTACTCAAGATAAGAATCTACACGCTCACCAAGTTCTTCTTTGATCGCAACAACTTCTTCAACGAGTGCTTCTTGATAGCTCTCGATAAGTTGCTCCTTGATTGTTTCAACCTTGGAGGTAATTGCGGTCTCAAAAATGGTGCGTGCTTTGGATTGGAACTCTTCAGAAAGCTCTTCACCTTCAAACAGCGCCTGAACGTCTGCTTCGATGTCGATACCTTCTTCTTCGACGAGTTCTTCTTCAGTTTCTTCCGCTTCGGCAACAACTTCATCAGCTGCTACTTCCTCTTCGGAAACAACCTCTTCTTCGGTTGCTTCTGCTTCGGAAACTACTTCCTGGTCTTCGGTAGGCTCAACTTCTGCTTCTTCAGCAGGAGCAGCCTTAGCGTTAACGACATCCTTAACTTGCTTAAGGGTGCCCGCAGGCTCCTTCAGCTTGTTAGAGTCGTCATCGGGTCTTGAATTTTCAGGAGTAGGACCGCCGAGATCTTCAACTGGGATACCAGCTGTAGGCATTGGCTCAGCAGCAGCAGCTCCTTTGGTTACTACGTTTTCCATTTCTTGTAAATTGTTACCAACGGACATTTGAAATATGTATTTAATGTGTATTAATTACATGTATTTATTTATAGACTCAAAGATTTGATAAGAAATTACTCCATAACTGGAGTTTATGCTCTTCGAGTGCTTTTTGATCAACGAGAGTATTAATTCTCTTCTTGGTTTGCTCTGCGAGTTGTTCACGAAGGATTCCTCCTTCCCAAACCCACTCTCTTCCTTCCATAATTCCATTAACAAAAGCATCAGGAGCGGAAGGATCAGCGACGATATCAGCAGCAGTTGCTAACTGAAAATCTTCACCAACAACCTTACATCCTTCACTTGTGGTTTGAAGTGAACCAACACCACGAGAAGAAACGCCAAGCATAACACCTTCATCTAAAAGCGAAGATGCGATTTTACCCATAGGGGTTGAGAGGATTTGTGCCTTTCCTCTAAAATTATTACCTTCTTGAACCAGAGAAGTGATTTTATGAGATACACGATCAAGGTTGACGGTAGGACCATCAGGATGACCGAGTTCGCCAAGGGCACGACCCTTATTAACGAAAGTTTCGCAATAACGGTTTACTTCTTTAGAAAGGGTAGAAAGGGGATACATTCTACCATTACGGTTCTTTATCTCACCTTGAAGAAATACACCTTCAATGTACAACTTCTTGTTGGCACCTTTGCCTTCAGTGAGAATCTTTACATTAGTGACTTCTTCTGTGATGAGTTTCATTGTAAAAAATTACTCTTTATATAATATTTATAGTGCTATGTATCTAACGTAGGTATATCAAGTGATTGATGTCACAGTCGCAGTCATGTTAGTTGCGGCATCGGTTAAATGTGTTGATGCAGAATCAGTCAAGTTTGCCACAGTACTGGTAAAAGTTGCTGCTGAATCAGTAAGAGTTCCGGTATTAACTGTCGCTGTTGATACTTCATATAAGAAAGCACCCTGTACGCCAGTTCCAGATCCATCATCAGGAAGTCTAGTAACTAGAACTTCTCGAATACCAGAAGGATGTGATGAATCAGTATAACCTGCAAAATAGAAATTACCAGAATTATCAACTGTTACAGCATTTGCAGCATCCACTGGTTGATATTGTGAAGGCAATTCTTTTGTCCCACCAAAAGTACGTTGCCATAATAGATTTCCTGATGAATCCCATTTAGAAGCAAGAATATCACCACTTTGACTATTAAAATTTGAATAAGTAAAACCAGCAAGATAAACATTTGCTGAGCTATCAACTGCTATACCACCTGGATACTCATTACCAGTGCCGCCTAAGAGTTTTTGCCACTGTATGACTCCTGAACTATTATACTTAGCTAGTAAAACCTCCGCTCCGCCAGCACCTCCCGACCGGGTAGAAGCAGAAATATAGACATTTCCTGAACTATCAGATGCTATGCCAGTAGCATTATCAAAATCTGATCCCCTTAAAGTACGTTGCCATTGTAAAACTCCACTAGAATTATACTTAAATACCACAATATCCCAGCTACTCGTGACACCAGCCTTGTAATACTGCCCGCTAATATAAACATTTCCTGAACTATCAGTTGCTATTCCATATCCATGTTCTACACTGGTTTCCCCTAAATTACGTTGCCATTGTAAAACTCCGCTACTATTATACTTAGCAACTATAATGTCATAAGAACCTTCAGCTCCTGGGTTTGTTATACCAGTAATATAAAGATTTCCTGAACTATCAACTGCTGCAGCATTTGCAGCATCATTACTTGTATTATTGAGCCTACGTTGCCACTGTAGAACTCCGTTAGTATTATACTTAAATACCATGATGGAATTTCCACCACCAGCACCTAAAGTATTACTTGTCGCTGTACCATAAACATTACCAGAACCATCAATTCCTATATAACCACCAGCAACTTCATCAGTAAAGTTCTGTAGTGAAGAACCTAAAGTACGTTGCCACAAAATTTGTCCCAAGTAATTATATTTTGCTATGAGAACGTTTCTTCCACCAGTACCAGTGTTGCCAACTTGATTACCTTGATATCCACTAATATAAACATTACCCGAACTATCAACGTTTACTGTTTTAGCGACATCCATCTCACCAGCACCCGCTGTTGAGATCCAATAAGTTCCGCCTTCAGGTACGGGAATACCGCCGCCACCGCCACCTCCGCCGCCACCTCCGCCGCCGGATCCTGGACGGGAAAATGAGCTGGAGAAACTTCTAAAACCTAGACCTAAAAACGGATTTTTCCCAGCCATTATTAGCTACCCTCATAAATTACCTTTGCGCTTTCTCCGGTGAGTGCTTTTGCCCAAACATATGCTGCGTTGCTTACGTAACTTAGGTCAGTTACATTCTTCTGCATTTCTCCTTCAAATGTTTTATAAACAAGACCGGGAGAATCTACTGAAGGTGCAGAGTTTGCTGCGGTAAAGTTAATAACAATAGGATTATTGCTTTGACATTGAAAGGTAATTGTCGTTACATTATTACCAATTAACGTATAAGCGGATGTATTTACTGACGCTGATGCAAGTGCCATTACTCGGATTCCTCTTCTGTTTCAGGTTCGGTTTCTACCTCATCAACTACTTCATCAGTAGATTCATCATCAACTTCGGTCTCGGTTTCATCCTCAGGATATTCAAAGTCTTGACCAAACATTGCATTAGCAACATATGGTCTAGCAATATCAATACGTTCTGCAGCTTTCGCATACAGAATTTCTTTCAGTTTGTCGCTTACATCAGACGCTTTAGAATCTGTAGCGATCAAATCGACAATATCTTCCATGATTTATTAATAAAGTTAATATAATCTATTTATAACTCAGCCTTCTTGGTATCTTTTTGATACTGTGCATCAACTTCTGCTGCCTGTGCCTCAAGATCTGGTTCCATAGGAACTTCTCCCATCGCCATTGGATCTTGACCCATACCTTCCATACCCGCACCTTCACCTGCTTGTGGTAATGGTTGACCAGTTACTGGATCAATTGTAGATGGATCTGGGATGATTCCTTTTTGAATTTCATCTTCAATCTGCTCATCAATCTCAATGATTTCTTGGTCAGTCTGACGAAGGATTCTCTTTCTTACATATTCAGTAGAATAATACTTACCAATAAAAGGTTCTACTTGAGCAAGAAGAGCAAGTCTTCCTTCAGTAAGTTCTTTTTCTTTAAGTTCAGCAAACTGATTATCATACAAGAAATCATATTGAATATGATCTCTCATGATTTCCCAATCTTCGGGAGTAATAATGTTCTTGAGGATCAGTTGAGTCTTCAACATATCGTTAAACATGTTGGCAAAACGCTTTCTCAGACGACCAACAAACTTAGCAAACTTAAGTTCATCTCTCAAAATCTCAGAAGAACGACCAAGATTGAAACCACCATCAGCAGCAATTCTAGATTCGGGAACACCAAGTGATCTGTACAGTTTCTTCTGGAAATATTCAATATCAGAGAGTTCTCCTAGATTTTGTCCACCAGGAAGGGTAGTGATCTCAGTTCCGCGACCACCTTCTCTACGTGGTAACCAGAAGTCCTCCATCATGGACATAAACTTACGGTCATCACGGACTTCACCAGTCTGTGCGTTATAGGCAAGTTTATTTCTGTAGCGAGACATAACCTCTTTGAGGTATTGCTCTGCTTTTACTTTTGGAAGATTACCAACGTCAATATAGAAAATACGACGTTCTGGTGCTCTGGACAACCTGTAGATAACAAGAGAATCCTCAATCATTCTAAGTTGATTGAGTGCTTTTATCGCTTTGTGAAGATATGAGAGAACAGTATTCTTATTTCTATCTACTAAACCAGAAGTACAATATGTTACCGCATCTTTAGCAATCTTAATTGACTTAGCATTTCCACGACTCATCGCAGAAATTCCATGAGACGCACTAGGAGATGGGGTATATTGAAAATACTCCTCAAACTCTAGACCTTTTTGTAAATCTTCTGATTTATTAACTCTTATAGCACCGTTATCAAATTTTCCATTTTGATTCTTTTTCTCTTGACGAATATATTTCATCTTAAGAGGATCAATATATCTAAGCTCTTTGATTCCCTCTTGTGGTGCTTTTAAATCAATTACTTTAAGATAATAAAGTCTTCCATCAATATACCAGTTACGGAAAATTTCATGAGACTTTCTATCAAAGTCTAAAATTTCTTTGAGATATTTGAATTCTGATCTTATTTTTTTCTTGAGTGATTCACTAACTTCCAAATTAGAAAGTTCTATCTCGACAGGAGAATCATATAAGTCACTAACGATTGCCTCGTTGACAACATCTTCTATAGCACCATCCGCTTCAGGATGAAGTGCCATTTCTCTATATCTTTTTATTAAATCATGCTCTGTTCTGAATACCCCTTCAATATCAACATATTGACCATAAAAACCACTGCTGATATAATTATCAACCCCGTCCTGATTAGTTTCAGGAACGGGGGAGATAACTGAAGGTGACTTATTCTGATTACTGTCAATAGAAAAACCAAAAAGTTTGGCCATAATAAGTTAAACTGAGTCTTTTCCTTCTTCTATTTAGTTGATGTCTTCACCACCAGCATTTTCACCATCGCCCTTAGAAGCTTCCCACCACTGAACTTGAAGTTCAACAGTGAACTCTTGAATGCCTTGAGCATCATAGGAGAGTTCAATAGGAGCTACCTGAGTTGGGAATACATCATAGAAACGATAAGATCTGAGAACAGAACCATCACGATCTAACTGATAAACATAAGCATCTGCTTGATAGTCTGCTGGATTTACCAGTCCAGTATTGTCAGATACTCTGTTAATTGTATTCATCCAACGCTCAAAGGCAGAGCGGATTGCGAAATCGGTGTCGTTGAGAACGGTAACTGTCCAAGAATCGAAGGTTCTATCACCTGCGATTTTTAAAACACGTCCTCTGAAGGGAACTTCAATAGGCGCAACATTAGATGCTGGCATATTAGCACCCTTTACAAGAAATCTTGATTTCTCAAGAGTATCAGAATCTGGTTGTGCCAGATCTGGGAACTGAAGTACGACTTCAAAGAGATTGGCGCGAGCGCCACCACCCGTTAACTTACTCTTGAAGTCGGTAATCTTCCTTAATGGGGGTGGATTAATCTGTTTTCTAGATGGCATTTGAGTTAACCTCTAATTGAATTAAACGGAGCCGATTACTTCTTCAAAAGCAACACCAGTTCTGGTGGCAATGAAGGTAAGACCGATGAAGTTGATCGATCTCGCTGGTTTGATAAAGATATCAGCAACAAATTCGTTGTTGTCAATGACAGCAGCGGTATTATTTGTTTCATCACAAATAACAACATAATCTTGGATACCCCTCTTAGATTGAACATCGCGGAGGAATGGTTCTACGATGTTTACAAAGTTAGTTCTTGTAATTTCATCGTTGAACTCAAACAGGAAGTCCTTAGCAGCAGCAGAAATTGCATCTTCAAGATAGATGAACAAGCGGCGAACATTGATTCTATCGAAAGCAGATGATTTACCAAATGCTGTCTTATCACCAAAGAGAACCATACCTGCTCCTGGGGAGAAGATAACTGGATTGACTCTGCTAGAGTAAAGGATGTCTCTTTGCTTCTTGCCAGGATTATAAGCAAGTTTGACTGCGTTTAGAATAGCACCTCTAGATGTTCCAGCAGGTGAGAACCATGGGAACTGTTGAAGATCTGTTCTAGCGCATGTTCCTGCGATATCTCCATTAAGTGGAACATAACGGAAAGTATCATTGAAGCGGTCGTACATATACTTGTAACCACTATCAATAACAGCATATGTAGTTGATGTGATACGATTAGCAAAAGAAACTACTTCATCTGTAGTTTGATCAATATTATTTACAGTAACTGAACCCACACTATTATCGGAGATAAATGCTCCTCTATGTGGAGATACAAATGCTACAGCATCCTTTCTTGCTTCAGCAACTGCTACACACTTGTTAGCAAGTTGAGCAGTATCATCTTTTGCTCGTTTGCCCGAACCCATGAGGATGAAATCAACCTCATATTCTTCAGTGTTTTCAAATTTCCCTAAACCGGTAAGGATATCATCAAGACCAGAATCCAGGGATCCTGCTTCTGTGGTGGTTGTTTTTCCACCATAGTTTGTTCCATTTGCCAAAGATACGGTTACGACGCCAGAACCACCAAAGTTTACATTTTCAGCGTTCTGATCCCAACCAGTATCTGAATCATTTTCGGATTGTGCTAATCCATTATCAGAGAAAGCGATTGGAATAGTTCCTGCTGGAGCAGATCCACCAAAGATAAAAGAGGAATTGGAGTAAAGATACTTTCTCCAATAAGATGGAGAACCAACAGAGAATTGAGCATCTTTTGCTTTGGAAAGACTTAAGTGCTTCTCAAGAACTGTTCCAGCATTTCCTGTAATCGTCCCATTGTCATCAAGAACAATAACATGAACTTCATCAAATCTACCACCTCTAGCAGCAGCATAATCCGAAGTGCCAGGACGATTTGCTATTGTATCCCAATCAATCTTTCCAACAGAAAGTTGAATGTATTGCTCTTCAAACCAATCTTTTTCTCCAGTATAAGCACTAGTGGCATTTGGCGATCCAATAACACCAGTATCATTAACATGAACACTAATACTACCAGTATTTGGAAGAGCAAATACAGTGCCTGGAGCATAATCTAATTGAGTAACTGTTCCTGCTGCGGAAACACGGGAAACTAATTTAACAGCAACTTGACCATGATCAGGAAGATCGGTTACAATACTGTGGAAATATCCATCAAGAGTATGCTTATTACCTAAAGCATCTGAGAAAGTTCCGTTTGCTGGTGTGGTAATTCCATATCCAACATTTATACCAGCAGTTGTAACTCCAGTAAGAACTTGGTCAGCTTTACCATCAATAATAGCAACTTTTATACCATTCGCCCAAGTTCCTGGGTTTCTTGCAGCAACAGTTACGTTAGTGATTGGATTCTCATCGTAACCGAGTTGCTCATAGTGCTCGGTGCTCTTAATCTTGATGCTTGAAGCAGCACCAACGAAAGCATTCTTGAGTCCTGCGTCATCTGCTCTCAAAACTCTAAGAGTTCCACCATATGCGAGGTAGGACGAAGCGACCATCCAATCTTCATAGTGCTTATCGACTGAGTAGGGTCTGCCGAAAGTGTCTAAGAGATCATCTTCATTTTCGATCAATTGAGGAAGCTCGACAGGTCCCTTAGCGAAAGGAGCAACAATTGCCCCAATCGAACCAGAGACTGGATCGACTCTTCCAATAGTTAAGTCAACTTCTCTTACTACAATTCCAGGAGATGCTAAATTTAGAGGCATCTGTTTTCTCCTTGGTGCCAGAAATTATCTAAAAATATTTATTAAAAGGGGCATTTTCAGTGGGGAATCATGACGTGAATTACCAATCTGGATACTCCCATGTGTCATTTGATTTTTTCACACGTTTTTTTGTGCAGTTTTTACACTCATAAGAATACGAAGATGCTACAGGACCTCTATCCTTTCTAGTTCTATAAAATCCATCAACTAAATTTTTTATCTCACCACAAGATCTACACTTCCTATCAAATAGAAGTAAATGACCTAATTTTAGCTGGTCATCTAAGTCCATCAATAATAATCCCACATATAAGCACGGTCACCATACTCATCAGTATGCCAACGATCACCATCCTTATCAGTAAATGATCCCGTTATATCGTTTATACCATCATCTAAAAATCCAAAAGGTGCCATATCCTGATCGATTTGATTTTTCTGCTCTTCATATATTCTTTTACGAATATCATTATCAGTCATCTCTTTAAAATAATCTTGTGCTACCAACCAAGCAAATATAACCAAACACATCGCTAAATCATCATTACAACCTTCTTCAGCTTCAAATGAATTATGTCTTTGTGCGAATGTTGTTAATTCTGATATGATTTCATAATCAAGTGTGAGTAGTTTAAAATCCTCAATCATTGTCTTTAAGTTGGAGCAACCAAGTTTCTTAACTTGTGCGGTTGTTCTAACACCCATTTGAGACTTCTTACCAGAAAAACCGTGCCCAACTACTTGTCCAGCACGACCTCTCATTGCCGCCATCAGCATATTTTCATATTCTAAATCATAATGAAGAATATTTGCTACTTGCTCTCCAATATCATTGACTTCTACTAGTACCCAAGCATCATTATAGTTTTTTGCTGTCTGCTGAATAATATTTGGGAACAACATCGGTTTAATTTCGTTATTCCTATACTTTGCTACTATCTTATATGGGAACTCTGTAATATCAACGACGATGAATGCTGAATAATCGTTACCCAACCCACGAGCAACATCAACAGTAATAAGGTAGTTGTGTTCTTCTTGCTTTTTTTCGTAGACATCTAATCCAGCACTCCTTTGAATAGGATCTTCGTAGATTAAATTTTTGAGAATTGATGGATTTATAAGGGTATTGACAGAACCAAGAAACTCACACTCGAACTCGACCTTGAATTGCTGTTCTGATGTGTTAGCAATCGTCTGTTCTTTCCATACATCATCTCGTCCAGGAACCTCGGACCAATGAACATCAGTTGGAATGTATTCATTTTTGCCTTTCTCCGCGTCGTGCCACATACGGTAGAAATGATTCATACCATGTGGCGTGGATACAATGATTACTTTGGTGTTTTTACCAGAAGTAATAGTAGGATAAACAGATGCAAAGAACGAGTCAGCAACGTGATTTGGGACGAACGCGAACTCGTCGAGAAAGAGGATGTTAAAAGACATACCTCGGACAGCACTCGCAGACGTAGATGCTGCCAGAATTTTACTGCCATTCTCCAACTCCATAGATCCTTTGTTCCAGGATATAATACCCTGCTGCATCCATTTAGGCAAGTTTTCATATGCAGTTTGTAATCTACTTAATAATTCTCTGGCAGTTGCTGCTTTGTTAGCAAGGATGCCAATATTAACACTATCGTTAAAAACTGCATAGTGAAGAAGATAAGATACCACAGTCGTAGACTTACCAGTCTGACGAGGCATCTTACAAATATTGAATCTGTTTTCATGGAAGTTGTTAATTAACTTTTCCTGAAAATGATATGGGTGGAATTGGGTTAGACCTTCATCCAGAGAAACAATTTTAATATAATTATTGGCAAAGTAAACAGGATCTTCCTTACATTTAAGGAATTCTATAACCTGTTCCTCTGTAAATTCAATCGCAGTATTTGCTTTTTTTAGATTTGGATTACCAAGATACTGTTCACTCATAACAAAAACCTAATTCAACATTTCCAACGTCTACGTGCTTTGCAGATTTTCTTATCTGGAGTTTTCTTACAATCAATATTGTGCATCTTTCTCTGACCATCAGAACGAGCACAGAAAGACTTACGTCTCTTTGCATCCTTACTTCCTTTCTTGACCTTACCAGTTACGGCAGTCTTCAGTTTGGAACCTGGATTCTCACGCTTGTAAGCATTAACAGATTTCTGACTCATACCGTCAACACCATCATTACGGTTTGACTTCTGCCAGTCTTCACCTAATTCATGTGATTCAGGAATCTTTTGATCTACTTCTTTTTCAGTTTTGGGTCTTAATAGGGCAGCATCTTTTAATGCCTTGACTAATTTTGAACCCTTTAATCCCTTACTCCTAATATTTTCCATAGCAGCATCATACTTATCGTATCCAGGAATTGCTTCTTGGATTTCGACTTCTTCCTTTTTGATTTTTTCGCAACGGTTGTAAGTCTTACCGAAGAGTTTTTGGGTTCCTACTTTCTTGTAACCCTTCCAGCACTTTTTTGCTTCACCAAGCATTCTGCTACCGATACCATCAGTTGGTTTCAGTGGTTCTGCTTTGATAATATCTACAGACTCATATTCAGTTGCTTGAAAGTCATCTCTCCAGTTGGAGAACTCATAACCTTCTTTCTTAGTTTTATTACCCCAGTTCTTAGCACCAACTTTACGACACTTAACTAGAGCGCCAGAAGCATAAGCACTTGGCCAAACAGAATATCTAGACTTGACCTTATAGTAGCAAGCATCTTTCTTGCCTTCATCAACCAAATCACCTTCTGGTTCGTAATGTGCTTTATCTAAAGTAATTCCTTTTTTCTTCAAGTTCTGCTGTCTTAATTTTTCAAGTTCCTGAGGACTGCGAACTTTTCCATCAGCACACCTTATATTGTCACAGGGACCTGTTCCCCAAGCATCGCGTTCAGTTACAACTTCACCTTCTGGTTCATAGGATTGTTTGTCAAGACCTCTTGCTCCAGCACCAATAGGATTTCCCTTAAGATGAAGTTCGTTTCTTCCACGTTGAAGTGCTTTATCTGCTTTTGGTTTCAAAAACTTTTTAGCAAGATATGGTGCAGCAGCGAGTGCAGCAGCACCAGCAGCAATACCAAGACCCATGCCTTCGTTTAGTTGAAGTTCGTTTCTCCAGTTTGAATAAGATGCTGATACCATTTTTGCTTTTCCTTTTCTAGTGGCAATTGGGTCTTCTCTACGTTTCTTTTTTGCTCTTCTTTCTCTCTCTTTTTTGCTCATGTTGGCTCGATCATCAGCATCACGGCAAAATGGTTTAGTTTTTTGTCCTGGTTGTCTAGCACATGGTTTTCCATCGTACTTACCACCTGCTTGAACCCAACCACCACCTTTGAACCAGTCACGGAGTGAATAACCTTTGTCCTTAGCAGACTTACCATCACGCTTTTCAGCAATGACTTCTTCATCCATTTTGTCTACGTAACCAGCAGCAGCATCAGTATCGTGTGCCGTATCAGTAATCTTTGCTTGCATCCAAGCAGGAATATCTTTTTCCTTTTTACCCAATGCTTTTCTGAGTTTTTTGATATTTTCTTCAGATTTCTTTAACTGAGACTGTGCCATAGCGACTTCATGGTCACCACCTTTTGCTTCGTTCATTTGCTTAGTTTTCTTTTTCATTGAATTAATGAACTTTCTGAATACTGCTGCTTCAGAGGTTTTGCCCATAACTCTTGCTCTTTGTTCCATAGC